GACTAGCGTCGCGTTACACCAAGGCATTGGCTCGTTCAATGGCTCAAACCAAGCAGATTAAAGCTGCCGCTATCCTGAACAATGCGTTCACGGCGGGTGCTTCTGCGGGTGGTGATGGTGCAGCACTATGTTCTGCGGCTCATCCAAGTCTATCGGGTAACCAGACTAACCTTCTCGCCACAGCGGCTGACCTCAACGAAACTTCGCTTGAGCAGATGCTGATCGAGATTGCTGGTATGACCGATGAACGTGGTCTAAAGATTGCTGTACGCGGCATGAAGCTCATTATTCCTAAAGAGCTTCAGTTCATCGCAGAAAGAGTTTTGAACTCTAACTTGCGTTCGGGCACTGCTGACAACGATAACAATGCAATGAAGAACATGGGTATGATTCCAGAAGGGGCTGTGGTTAACCACTTCCTGACTGACTCAGACGCATACTTCATCAAGACTGACGCACCAAACGGCTTTAAATTCTTCAACCGTTCGCCTATTAAAACGGCAATGGAAGGGGACTTTGACACCGGAAACATGCGTTTCAAAGCGCGTGAGCGTTATAGTTTTGGTGTTTCTGACTGGCGTTGTGTGATGGGTACTCCCGGAGCATAATCGTAAAACGTTCAGACTTAAAAGGGGCTTCGGCCCCTTTTTTTTGTTATGATTGACAGATAACTCTGTACAATGTTATGTTAGGGTATCGGGAAAAAAATCCGGTGAATCTGACAGACCCGACTGACGATATGCAGACAGATTTCACTTTAACTCGCATATGAGGACAATATTATGGGTACTACTACCTTTTCAGGGCCAATCAAAGCTGGCACCATTTCAACTACTACGGGTACAACGCTCGGTAAAGACATTAAAAACACTGGTCAAGTCGTTATGGCTCAAACCACTGATTTTAGTACCGCGGGCGGCGCTCAAACAGCCACTGTTACGGATATTGTAATTCCGGCTGCATCACAAATTATTGACATTGTTATTGACGTTCCCGTCGCTGTTGCAAACGCAACTTGCGTACTGAGCATCGGTGACACTGTTGGCGGTAACGCTACTTTCCTAAACGCTTTTTCCATCACGGTAGCTTCTGGTGCGGGTCGTAAATACCCAACTACTGAAGCTGGTGGAGCATTGGTTTGGGCAGACGTTGGCACTGAAAAACGTCTTACTGTAACCACTACGGGCGCTACTAACGCGGGAACAATTCGTTTTACCGTTTTGTACCAGCAGGCTATTGACCTTTAAGCTAGGAGGTTAGCATGGCAGGTTCTGATGTAAGATCAAAACGATTAACCGCTACCGGCTCTGCCGGTATTGGACCTGCGCGTATTCGTCAGGTTCAGGTAAAGACAACCACGGGTTCACCTCGCATAACGTTTACGGACGGCAATGGTGGCGCGGTATTGTTAGACATGGACTTAGATGCTTCGGACACTCACTCAGTAAACATTCCAGATGAAGGAATAAGGTTTAGTGACGTGTATGTTTCGTTGTTTACGGCCTGTACGTCTGTAACAATATTCCACAGCTAAAGGTTTAAAAATGGCGTCTGATGTAAAAGCAACCTTCTTAACCGCTACAGGAACCGTTTTTGCGGGGCGTACTCGTGTAAAAGCTATTCATTACCAAGCAGGGTCTAGTCCCTCCTTGGTTTTGAAAACAGGAAGCACGAGTGGTGATACACAGCTAACGTTAGCTTTTGCTAACAATACGGATGACAATGTGTACCTACCCGACGAAGGGATGTTGTTTAGTGACGGGTGTTATGCAGTGCTTACTAACGTCACCAACGTAACTGTTTTTTTTAATTAGGGGGCAACATGGCCTCTACAAAAAATGTTACTCGAACGCCTTCGGGAAGAATTAAATACAGGGGCGAGACTTTTGCAGGTTACAACAAACCCAAAAGGACTCCCGGCGCTAATAAAAAAAGCGCGGTATTGGCAAAAAAAGGGGATCAAATTAAACTGGTTCGGTTTGGCGACCCTAAGATGTCGATTAAAAAGGACCAACCAAGTAGGCGTAAAAGCTTTCGTGCGAGGCACTCTTGTGAAACGGCAAAAGACAAATTCAGCGCAAGGTACTGGTCTTGCAAAGCATGGTGATAATTACATGAAAGTTGAAGAAGTATTGGTCAAACTAGAAAAGCATGAGGCTGAGTGTAATCTACGGTACAAGGCTATCGAAGAAAGATTAGAGGACCATAAAAGTTCTTTAAAATCTTTAGATATTAAGCTTTGGGCATTGGCTGTTTTAATTCTTATAGCACCCTTTGTTCAGAAATTTTTGGGGTAACGCCGTGGCTTACTCGAAAAAATCCAAAAAGGCTTCTTCTAAAAGCAAAGGAAGCAAGATATGCCCCAAAGGAAAGGCTTGGGCAGAACGTACTTTTGACACCTACCCCAGTGCCTATGCCAACATGGCTGCTTCTAAATATTGTAAGGACCCTAATTACGCTAAAGGCAGTAAAGGGAAGAAAAAATAATGGGCAAGCTAAAGGATTGGGTAGATGAAGATTGGGTCCGAATTGATAGCCAAGGTAATATTGCGGGCAAATGCGGAACTTCCAAAAATAAAAAGAATCCTGATAGATGCTTACCGCGATCTAAAGCCCAGAGTCTTAGCAAGTCTGAAAGAGCTTCAACGGCTCGTAAGAAAAAACGTGAAGGCGCTAAAGGAAAGCAGGTTGTTTCAAACACCAAAGCCGCCAAAGTGGTGAAAAAAGCCGATGGCGGAGTCATTGCTAGGGGCTGCGGCAAAGTAATGAGCAACAGGCGGAAAAGAACAAAAGGGGCTGTGACGCGATCATGAACGTCGATTTTTACAGCAACCCACTAGAAAAAGCCATTGTTCAAGAAATAATGCAATGGTCGGGCTACGCTTTAGAAAAACCGAGTACCTTTTTTAACAACCTCCCACCTTGTCCTTATGCTAAACAAGCTTGGCTAGATGATAAAGTTGCTATCCTTTTTAAGGATGAGGCCTCGTATCAAGTATTGTATTCCTGTGCTTCCCAGTTTGATGATCATTTTGATTTAGCAATTATTGTAGATTTAGTTAACAGTAAAGAACCGGAAGACTTTCACGAGTATTTGGATTCGTTAAATGATTTTATTGCAACCGGAGCTTTTATTGATAAAGACATCTGGTTAATGGGTTTCCACCCGGATGATGAACCTAGTGATTTTGTTGAAGACTTAGCTTTTGATTATGACGTAGACACTTCTTACTCTATGATTTTTGTACAACGGTTATCTAAGCTGCAAGAAGCAGCAGACAAGTTGAATAAAAACGGATATTATGATAGCTACGAAGGTGAGTATAACGCTTTTGACATTTATGAAAAACGACGTGACCTTTATAGGAGATTAAAAAATGGCGATGAAACCTAAAAAAATGCGCGGTGGCGGTATGATTAAGAAGATGCGCGGCGGCGGTATGGCTGGCAAAAAAACTGTCGGTATGGCTGCTCCAATGGGCGGTGTTACAGGAACAAAAAGAGCGCCTACGGGGCGATCTGGGCCTAATACTGCAAAAACAGCTATGGGTAAAAAAGCAAACGCTGTTAAAAAAGCTGGAGCACGTCGTGCTGGCGGCGGGATGCCTGTTGGCATGTCAACAGGCGGAAAAGTTGGCCGCAAAAAGAAATAATAGGTGTAGCGAATGACCACTTCTAACAGTCAAGATTTCCAATTAGATGTTGCAGAATACATCGAAGAGGCTTTTGAGCGTTGTGGCTTAGAGGTTCGTACTGGTTACGACCTTAAAACTGCGAAGCGTTCTTTAAATCTATTGTTGGCAGACTGGGCAAACCGCGGCTTAAACCAGTGGACTATCAAAGAACGTTCTTTGGCCTTGATTCAAGGCACTGGGGAATACAATTTAAGCGCCGATATAATTGACGTTTTATCGGTGGTTATTCGAAGAAACGGCACTGATTATGCGTTAGAGCGTTTAAGTCGTGACGAGTATTTGACTATTCCCACAAAAACTACCGAGAGCCGTCCAAATCAATTCTTCTTAGACCGGCAGTTAACGCCAAACCTAAAGCTATGGCCTGTTCCAATCAACAGCACGGATGTTATTTACTACAACGCGCTTACTAGAATGGACGATGCTGACATTTACACCAACACAATGGACTTACCTTTTAGGTTTTATCCGTGTTTGGCCGCAGGTTTAGCTTATTACATTGCCTTAAAAAGGGCACCGAACCGCGTTCAGATGTTAAAAGCATCTTACGAGGAAGAGTTCGACAGAGCGGCAACGGAAGATAGGGACCGTTCTTCCTTTAACGTCGTACCTCGGTACGAATATTACAGGACAAGCTAATGGCTAAGTTTGCATCTGGTAAAAAATCATGGGCAATATCGGACCGGTCTGGTTTTCGTTATCCGTACAAGGTAATGAAGCGTGAGTGGAACGGCTTGTTGGTGGGTCCGGATGAATATGAACCCAAACAACCCCAGCTTGGACCTTTTAGAACAGTATCTGATCCGCAAGCTTTACAAAATGCTCGCCCCGATTCACCGAATCCAACAAGTGCGTTCTTGGTAATAACCACAAACGGCATTGTTTATTTGGGTGGTGGCAACTGGGCAACGGCTGGAACGGCTGAAATGCCCTCTGAATTAGAGATAACGGAGGCTTTACAGGGCGGTGTAGGCACAGTATCGGTGGTAACAACATGAGTTTTACATACGCAGAGTTAAAAACAGCCATACAAGACTATACAGAAAACGATGAAACGTCTTTTGTAAACAATCTTCCTATTTTTATACGTCAGGCGGAAGAACGTATACTTAAAAACGTGCAATTAAGCCTTTTCCGTAAGAATGTCAGCGGCAATATGTCGCAGAACAACCAGTATTTGGCTTGTCCTAGCGACTTTTTAGCTCCTTTTTCGTTATCTTTTGTGGATGCTAACAGCGACAAGACGTTTTTAGAGTTTAAAGACACCGATTTTGTACAATCTTTCAATCCCGACTCTACAACTACGGGAGACCCGCGGTTTTACGCCGTTTTTGACATAGATAACTTTATTTTGGGGCCTACACCTTCCGCAGGAAGTGCAGTTGAGCTTCATTACTTCTACAGACCGGCTAGTTTAACGGCTGGGGCTGAAGGCGCTACAACATGGTTGAGTGAAAATGCTCAAATGGCCATGTTGTATGGTAGTCTTATAGAAGCATATATATACATGAAGGGCGAACAAGATATAATGGCCCAGTATGAAAAAAGATTTGCTGAAGCGATGACAGGTATGAAAATGCTTGGTGAAAACAAAGAAGTAACCGATGATTATCGCACCGGTATGCTGGTGAGGCCTAAACAATGAGTTTTCCCGCACTTGAAATGAACCCTGACTTTAAGGTGGAAGTACACACCACTCAGAATCGGGGTTTTACACCAGAGGAAATTGCAGAACGTTGCGCTAACAAGATTATATCTATTAGCGATTCTGCAAACCCTGCAATACAGGCACAAGCACATGCCTTTCGTCAACACATTGTAAAGGTTTTAGAATTTTACATGCGTGAGGCGATAAAAAGTGATAGAACAACCGTGTACAACGCGATACTTGATTCTGGTAACCAAGAACTTGCGGAACTAATTAGGAGACTGTAACCATGGCTTTCAACGGAAACTTCATGTGTACCTCGTTCAAGAAAGAGCTTTTGTACGGTGTTCACGATTTTGATAACTCATCGGGCGATACGTTTAAAATCGCTCTTTATACTAACTCGGCTACGTTTACTGCGGCTACTACGACGTACACTACTTCAAACGAAGTAAGTGGTACGAATTATACTGCGGGAGGTGGTGCGTTAACCAACGTCGATCCTACTTCATCCGGAACTACGGCACTTACGGACTTTGTAGACGAAACGTTCTCAAATGCCACAATTACGGCACGTGGTGCATTAATTTATAACACCACGCCTAATACTACGTCGCTTTCGGTAAGTAATCCGACTGTAGTCGTTTTGGATTTTGGCGCGGATAAGACATCTACGGCAGGGGATTTTACTATTGTATTTCCAACAGCCGATGCCAGTAATGCGATTATTCGGATAGCGTAATGGCTGACGTAATCGTCCCAATAGGCGGCTGGGGCCGTTCAGGTTGGGGCGCAGGCCCGTGGTCTCAGAGTGGGTTACCACAAGCTGCGGGTTCTGTAGGTTCTGTAACGGTTGTGGCGGAAGCCAATGTACCGGTAACAGGACTACAAGCAACAGGTAGTGTTGGCAGCGTAACAATAAACGC